ACGAGTACTACGACTTCGACAAAGAAGTCCTGACGTGTGATGACGATGGGCAAACATCTCTCGATGTGCGTCTGACTTTCAATGTCGAAACGCACACCGCGTACATGACGGTGACATGGCACAACGACGATGGCCATACCCACGACCTGCATGGTCAACGCGACATTGAGTGGGGCGCAGCCCTGCGTCTGCTAGGAGACACAACCATACCCGAGGAATTGAAATGACTATGCTGACACAACCAAACCAAATCGCGCTGTTCCGCTTGATGGCGCTGCGCTCCATGCTCAAGCTGGAGATGAAAGGGATGGCACGTAGGGGGCGTTCGGCCTACGCCATCATCAAGGACGAGCGGGGTCTCAAAGGCACAAGGCAGCGCGTGCTGGAGCAGCTCGATGCAATCATTGAAAAAGAAAAGGAGCAGCTATGAAAACGTACCAAGTAGAAGTCAAGCGCGTCAGCTATATAAACATGGAGTTCGAAGCCGAAACCGCAGAAGAAGCGGAGGACATGATGTGGGCAGAAGTCGATAGGCGGGGAGACAGCCGCTACGCAGACTGGGAGTTGACGCTGTGCGAAGAAACAAAACCGATTAAGGAGAACTGAGATGAACGAACTTGACTACTGCCAACACGAGGGGCAATACGCATGGTGGGAACACGATGCGCAAGGCATACCGCTATGCAAGGTGTGTGAGCTATGTGCGGAGCACAAGCTCAGCAAGTATCGGCCCGAGATTCTTGAGGGCTACGACCAGAGTGATGTAGATGAACCAATCGAGGAGCAGCTATGAAATCATTTCGAGTAACGCGCATCGTGACCACGGTGCAGTGGGCACATGTCGAGGCAGACAACAGTGAGGCTGCGGTAAAGGAAGCAACAGACAACTCGCACTTGCAAAACTGGGAAAACAGCAGCCATAACGACCCTATCGTGCAAGACGTAGAGGAGATGCCATGAGCCGACAAGAAATCGTAGAGCGAGTAGTGCTCCTGCTTGCCCTGATTGTTGTAGCCCTTGACCTTTTCTTATGGAGGCCGTGATGGATATCAACACCAAGCAAGGTATGGCCGACGCAAAAACGTGGATGGAGCGGCTACTCAGCACGCTCAACGATGGAGGGACGTGGGCAGTGCCTCGGTCTGGCAGCATCATCCGGTTCGACAAGACGAATAAGAAAGCGCTGGTTATCCACCAGATGTCCCCGGACATCTCCATAGAGCGTGTGCTGGAGGCTATGGGGTGGGAAATTATTTACAAAGATAGTACACACTAACTTGTCTAATGGTGGACAATATGTGAAAATAAACGTGGTATGGGGGCAGCGCTCCCATACCCACAAACAAGGAGAACTCAGTGACTTTATCTAGCTACTTCAAACAGATGTTCAAGACACCTACACCCTTGCAGATGGCAGCAGCAGAGCTTGCCGATGTTGAGCTGGAGCTACTCAAAGCCGAGACCTACGTGGAGTACGCCAACAGCATCGTGATGTACAACACAGCCCGAGCCAAACGCCTGCGTGCATACATCAGCACACAAAACAAACTTGAAGCCACAGGAGAAACGGAATGAAACACACAAAAAAATCGTTGATGGAGTTAGTACATTGCTGGGGGGAAGACCGTGAAACCGCACTGACTGAAGTGTTTGCCGAGCGCGATGCGCTGCTGGCGATTTTAAATGATTGTGCGGACTGTCTTCAAGACGAAATTTGGAATTCAGGTGAGCCGGACGACCATCCGTATGTTTCTCTTGTCAAAACAGCCCGTGCAGCTATTGCCAAAGCAGGAGGAGTCAAAGAATGACACACACAGAAGACCTAATAGCCCGACTGCGCGACACCGCAAGCCGGGGGGTATCAAGCTGGGGCGACTTGCAGCAAGAGGCTGCTGATGAGCTTGAAACGCTGATGAATGCAGTAGCCGCGGAGCCTGTGGCATGGGGAGTGTTCGAGGGCAATCTGCACGACATGTACTTTACTGAAGAAGATGCGCAGGAACTAGCACGGCTGAAGGGAACTCATGCTGAAGTGCGGCCTCTCTACGCCGCCCCACCCCTGCCAGTGCAGCCACAGCGCCCGTGGGTAGGGCTGACGGATGAGGAACTACATGAAATATGCAACTCATACTACTACGGAGATAGGGAGTTGGTGAAACTGATTGAAGCCAAACTCAAGGAGAAGAACAATGGATGAGTACACAGAAAAAACCTACGGCGCAGACCGCTTTCACGTTCTTGCAGGGCTGTACTCAATTGAAGAAATTGAGAAGCTGCTTGCTGACATGAAGGCGGCTGAGAAACAAACAGAGAAATCTTTAAAGAGGGTAATCGAGCCACTCAAGGAGAACACATGACCGGGTTTAAATCAAAACGTGAGATGGCGCAAGAAGACGATGACATCCAAGACTACAAGAAGCCGTGGGTAGGGCTGACGGATGAGGAGATTGAAAGCAGGCAAGAGGAGTTTGCGGAACTTGAGAACATGCCTTTTAGTAAACATGATTGGCTTTGGTTTTACACCAAAGCCATTGAGCAAGCCCTCAAAAAGAAGAACACATGATTGCAACTGGCGCGTATGCTCATTCGCGCTGGGAAAGTGCGCCAAACGCGGGCGGCAAATGCGTGACGGTTCGGAGAGACGACACCTAACTAACCAAGGAGAAGACATGAACGCAGACGAAAGACAGGTCAGTGGTAGTCACTACAAGGACATGCCCATCCAGCCGTGGGCAATTATGGAGGCCGTGATGACGAACGAGGAGTTCATAGGCTTTCTCAAAGGCAACATAATTAAATACAGTCTAAGAGCCGGACGCAAGGACGGCAGCGATGATGCAGGCAAGGCGCTGCACTATATGCAGAAACTCAAAGAAATGCAAGGGGACTGCTAGCATGTCTGCCCGCATGGAACGTGCTTTGATATTGGCTGACAAGTGCTGGGAAAAAGCAAATAATACTGCGCCAGAATTTGTTGAGCGCTATCTTGAGTTGTGTGAAGAGTTACTGACTACAAAACCTTTAGTGCAGGGGGACGAGTTTAGAGAGTACTGCAACATGTACAAGCTATACCGGGACAGCAAGCTTCACCCCAACGTGTGGGTATCAGGCGTGCGTGCGCTCAAAGCACTAGGTTGGATTGAACCCCTAGCAAAAGTGGTGCCTACACAATCACACAACCACATGCCGTCCGTTACGCTATGGCGAAGCGCGGTTTTCTACGAAGAAGTTAAAGGAGTAAGGCATGTCCCAGACACCTGAAGGCCGCGTCAAGGCAGACGTGCGTAAGCTGCTGGTCGAGTTTGATGTCTATCACTTCATGCCTGCGGCTAATGGCTTTGGGCGTGCTGGCATACCAGACATCATCTGCTGCTTCAAGGGGCGCTTCCTAGCCATCGAGTGCAAGGCAGGCAAGGGAACAACCACCGCACTGCAAGACCGTGAGTTAGCTGCCATACGCACCGCTGGTGGCATGGCGATGGTGGTGAACGAAACTAATATTCAAGATTTAAAGGAGAGACTGCAATGGATGAGATGACAGATGCAAACGTAATGAAAGCAATTGAAGACATAGACGAGGACGCACGCGAGTACCTAAAGCTGCTGCTAAGCCGCGTCATGCGCTGCTTCGTAGACCCGGAATACAGGGCGGTGCTGATATTTAAAAGACCCCAAGACGACATGTCGTCAGTCTGCACAGTCAACTGCGACGAGGAAACTGCCGCTAACGTGCTCAGTCAGGCATACAACACGATGATATTTATGTCTACAGCAGACGCACCCCCCAAGGAGAACTTTAATTGACCGCACCATACGACCGGATAGTAACCATCGACTTTGAGACAGTCTGGGACACCAAGACTGACTACACCCTAAGCAAGATGACAACCGAGGAGTACATACGCCATGAGAGGTTTAAGGCATTCGGAGCTTGCGTCCATGATTATGGAAGCGGAGAACCAACTGAGTGGTTTGGAGATGCAGGACTACGTGAATACTTTTCTGGAGTGGACTGGGGACGAACCGCAGTGCTTGCACACAACGCACAGTTCGATGTATCAATTATGGAGTGGGTCTACGGAGTACGACCCGCCTTTATCTTCGACACCCTATCAATGGCGAGAGCTTTACGTGGCGTGGAAGTTGGCAACAGTCTCGCCCGACTCGCAAAGGATTTTGGACTTCCAGACAAAGGCACAGCGGTTCATTCAACTAACGGAGTTTACGAGCTGGAACCCAGCCTTGAACGAGAACTCGCTGAATACTGCAAGCATGATGTGTTTCTGTGCGAAGAAATATTCAAAAGGCTGGTTGTATCCTACCCATCGAAGGAACTACGACTGATCGACATGACGCTCAAGATGTACACGCGCCCCGTGCTTGAGCTGGATAGTGTCATGCTGGTCGATGCCATACATACCGAGAAAGAAACCCGCGAGGCGCTGCTTACAAGGCTCAACGTGGACGAGGCGGTACTTGCATCGAACCAACAGTTTGCTGCCACGCTGGAGCTGCTTGGCGTACCCGCACCGCGCAAGATCAGCAAGACGACAGGCCAGAGCACGCTTGCATTAGCAAAGAACGACGTGATGTTCCAAGCCCTGCTCAACGGCAATAACGAAGACGTTGCTCTGCTTTGCGAGGCGCGGCTCAAGGTCAAGTCCACAACAGAGCGGACACGGGCGCAGCGCTTTCTCGACATCAGCAAGCGCGGAGCGCTCCCGGTTCCCTTGAGCTACTACGGAGCCAGCACGGGTAGGTGGACGGCCAGCAAGGGCAGCGCCATCAACATGCAGAACTTGAAGCGGGGCAGCTTCCTGCGCAAAGCGATCATGGCACCGCAAGGGCACAGTATTGTTGTTGGTGACCTGTCCCAGATTGAGCCGCGTGTATTGGCGTGGTTGGCAGACTACGAAGAGATGCTTGACATCTTCCGCGCAGGGGGTGACCCCTATGCCGCTTTCGGTGCGCAGATGTTTGACATCCCCGGCTTGACCAAGGAGAGCCACCCTGACCTTCGCCAGTCCGCTAAGTCGGCGCTACTCGGGTGCGGCTACGGCCTTGGCTGGGCTTCGTTTGCATCGCAGCTAACGACAGGGTTTCTGGGTGCGCCGCCTGTGCGTTACAGCGGCTCGTTTGCGCGGCAACTGGGCGTTACCAAGAAAGGGGCGATTACGTTCTTGAAGTGGCTGGACACAGAAGCCAAGCTACGGGACATCCCGCACACATGCAGCATAGACGAGTTGGTCCTTCACTGTCTCGCCGCTAAGGCCATCATCGACAAGTACCGCCAAGCCGCTGCGCCAGTGGTAGCGTTGTGGGAACTGTTTGGGAACTTGATTCAGTACAGCCTGTATGACGGCAAAGAATACACCCACAAGTGCGTGACGTTTAAGAAGGGCGAGATTGTGCTGCCCTCGGGCATGAGCCTGTTGTACCCTGACCTAACGCCGGGGAAAGACGAGCAAGGAAGATTGCAGTGGACATACGGCGCAGATAAGACTAAACTGTACGCTGGAAAAATAACCAACAATGTCACGCAGGGCGTAGCGAGATGCGTGATGACTGATGGGATGCTCAGAACCGCGAAGAAGTACTTCGTGGCTGGAACCGTGCATGACGAGCAGATTGTCGTTGTGCCGGATGATGAGGTTGCTGACGCTAAGACTTGGGTCTTGGCGCAGATGACTATGGAGCCGAAGTATATGCCGGGCATACCTTTGGCTGCGGACGGTGGCGCACACAGGCGCTATGGATTGGCAAAGAACTAGGAGAAGTGATGGAAAAGAAAACAGTAAGACATCCAATACCTCGCAAGATGCGTATTGGCAACAAGCAGTACTCAATCGAGATTGTGGAGGCCATGCTGGAGAAGCGCCACAGAGGACGCATCAGCTACACGGCGCAGACCATCAGGCTGGGGCAGCGCAGCAACGTGACAAACAAACCGTACACGCACGAGCAAGTCAAGGAGACCTTCTGGCACGAGGTCATCCACGGCATCCTGCACGACATGGGACGCGACACACTGAACCGGGACGAGCGCTTCGTCAACGAGTTTGCGTACCGACTGAACAAGGCAATTAACTCAGCGAGATTTGAATGACAACCAAGCCAGTAACGTGGAGCCATAGCTCCCTCAAAGATTACGAGGGCTGTGCCCGTCGCTACCACGAAGTTAAGGTGCTCAAGAAGTACCCCTTCGTTGAGACCGATGCAACGCGTTACGGAACGGTGCTACACAAAGCCGCTGAAGACTACGTGGCTGACGGTACACCTATCCCGCCTGAGTTTGAGTTCGTCACCGCAACGCTCGACGCGCTGATTGCCAAGCCGGGGCGCAAGATAGCCGAGCTTCAGATGGCGCTGACTCAGGACTTGCAGGTATGTAGCTGGACATCTGCTGACGCATGGGCGCGGGGTATTGCCGACTTGCTCATCATCGACGACGAGAACATGACCGCGTGGGTGGTGGACTACAAGACGGGCAACGACAAGTACCCAGACCGTGACCAGCTACGCCTCATGTCTTTGATGGTGTTCAAGCACTTCCCGCACATACGCAAAGTTAACTCCGCGCTGCTGTTCGTGGTCAAGAACTCGATGGTCAAGCACAGCATGACGGTTGACGAAGCCGATGCTGAGTGGTGGCGTTATCGGGAGCGAGTCGCTAAGATTGAAGCGTCGATAGCAAACGACGTATGGAACCCTACACGTACCCCGCTCTGCGGTTGGTGCAACGTAGGTGATTGTGAGTTCAACACTAAGAGGTAAATCATGGCAACCAGAGACTACAAGAAGGAATACAAGCGTGACTTAGAGACGGGTAAGTCCGGGCCGGGGTCTGACCAAAGTGAGCGCCAACGCGCCCGCAAAGCGTACGACAAGAAGGGCATTGACCGTGCAGGTAAAGACATCGACCATATCAAGCCCATACGCAAGGGCGGCAAGACCGCACCGGGCAATTTGCGACTGCGAAGTAAGAGCACCAATCAGGGCGATAACAAATAAGGAGCAGCATTTTGGAAATTATTGAAAACAAGGCACTACTTTTACGAACGCGCAGTCCAGATAAATACAAGATCATTCCGAGAAGCAAGGTAGTTGAGAGTCATGAAGATGGGTCAAGTTCGGTAGCAGTTTTTTGGGGGTTAGATGAGGTCAGGGTACTCAAGAACTTAGGTGTCAAGAACCTACCTTCGCCCATCACGCGCAAGTACACATGGCCCGGACGCTACAAGCCGATGGCGCACCAGATTGAAACGTCCGCGTTCCTGACGCTGCACCGCAAGGCGTTTGTTTTTAGTGAACCCGGTACAGGCAAGCCGCTCAGTGCGCTGCGGGCAGCAGACTACCTGATGCAACTCGGTGAAGTGCGGCGCGTGCTCATACTGTGCCCGCTCTCCATCATGCAGTCTGCGTGGATGGGCGACATCAGCAACAGCATCATTCACCGTTCGGCTATCGTTGCCCACCATCCGCAAGCAACGCGCCGCATTGAGATGATTCAGAAGAACTACGAGATTGTTATTACCAACTACGAAGGACTTAACCTGATTGCCCGCGAGGTAGTTGCTAACGGAAAGTTTGATTTGGTCATCGTCGATGAGGCCAACTCCTACAAGACCGTGAGCACTAAGCGGTGGAAAGCCCTATCAACAGTTATCAAGCCGCAGACCTTTTTGTGGATGATGACCGGAACCCCTGCATCGCAGTCACCAGTG